TCATTTTTTATTATTTTTCCATGTATAATATAACTTAGGTTGTTTTGGTATTTCTAAAATGATTGTTTCATTCGCTTCATTTTTGGATACGATATAATCATTATCAAATGCTTTTATACTCGCGGGTTTTGGGGTAGTAGTATGCACTATTAAGTTACACATACTTTTGTAGAATGTAAACATAACTGTTAGTAATTACCTTTATTTTTTTTATATACTAAATACAAGATGGTATCGCTTCAGGACTTACCAAAAAAGGTTCAATATATAATAATCGATTCCCAATTTGTGAATGGAACAAATAACACGTTTACCATAGATTTAACGCTTGAATCAAATTTACATTTAGAGGAATTATCACAAGTTTGTGGTTTAAAACCAGTTGATTTTTATATCACACAAATAGGCGAAAATGATTTAGGTACCACGAACGTTGCAAAGTATGTAGACATAATATGTCCCGATATTCCAAAGCGTGGTCAGATTTTAGATGAACGTAATGGACAAATTCTTGCGCGTGTACCATTAGAACGAAGTTTTACTGGAAGTAACGATTTTATCATGCGTGATAAACAATGGAAATCGTTCCAGCGTCAGACAAATTTATTCAACCCTATATCTTTACAAAAACTTCATTTCAAAATATACGAATCACAAGGTGATAGTGACTATGTTACATTACAACCCAATGCATCTTGGTACATGGTTCTTGAAATTACGACCATAGACGTCAAGGAAAAACCTATCAATAAAGAAGTGCAAATTCTTGAAGCGTTACATAAACTTATCGGGAAGATAGATGATCTTAACGTAAACGTTAAAAAACTTCCAGATAAGGAGGATATCGAAAAAATGGAAATAGAAAAAAAGAAAAAGTATCCTTTACGTTATTTAGTGTTATTTTTAGCTATGATTATTGGTGGATTTGTATTTGTAAAAAATAAATTTACGCCTTCGGTTCCTCAACCTTCTTTTTAACGACACGCTTTACGGTTTTCTTTGGTGTAGTCGTCTTCTTTTTCTCTGGTGCTGGAACTGGTTCTGGAGCTGGAGCTGGAGCTGGTTCTGGAACTGGTTCTGGGACTGGAGCTTTTGGTGGAACTGGAACTGGCTCTGGGACCTTTGGTGGTACTGGAGCTGGAGCTGGAACTGGGGCTGGGGCTGGAGCTGGTGGTTCGATTACATCGACAATTTGTTTAAGAATACCATAAACAGTTTCTTTATTGATTTTCGGTCTTTGAAGTGCATCTTCAATTTGTTTTCTGATAGAGTCCATCGCGTAATATATATAAAAGAAATATTATCTTTATACTAAATGTTATTCATTGGTCCAACTCCCCTGAGTGGTATAGGTCAACACTGCAAAAAATATATAGACATTTTTCCTAGAAGTAAATACTTAGAAATACACGAAGAAATTCCAGAATGTGAAAGAGCGTTTATATTTGCTTTACCTGTACCATACTGGTTAGATAAAATACCAGAAATAAAAAGAAAAATTAAACACGTGACGTGTATGACCGTATGTGAAACAGAAACAGTACACGAAGATTATGGTAAACTTTTTGACTTATTCGATAGAATTGCTGTACCGAGCGAATTCTGTAGAAAAGTTTTTAAGAAACAGTTTCCTGATAAAGATTTTTTCATTATACACGCACATATACCCGATAAGAGACCGTATACGTTTTACCATATAGGTAATGTTCACGACCCACGTAAAAATTTTAATAAAATCATAGAAACATTCGTACGTATGAATAAACCAGATTCACGTTTATTGGTAAAAGCAACGTGTAAACAACCCGTCGAAGCACGAATACCTAACGTTACGTTTATAAACGGGCTCGTATCAGATGAAGATATGGAAAAAATACATGCAATGGGTGATTGTTACGTGAGTTTTTCGAGTTCGGAGGGTATAGGTATGGGTGCAGTGGAAGCAGCCTTACGAAACAAACCCGTCATTATAACTGATTATGGTGGTGCTCCTGAATATATCAAAACACCGTATACTATAAAATGTGGTTTACAAGAAATACCGAGAGACGATTTTTTATTCAAAGCGGGTATGAAATGGGGTAAACCCGACGAAAATCAATTACGAGAGTTTATGGAAGATGCATATACCAAAAAAATAAGGTATATGGAACATCCGAAGACTCATATGTTAACGTGTAAAGAAAATGTATTACAAGAATTCGTCGCTAATATAATTGGTAAGGAAAGTAATAACGCCTGTCAAGATGGCGCCGGACATGAGTGATCCTCGTTGGGCAATAAGCATAGCAACAATATCATCAATAAATTTAATATTGGTTGGTTTCTTAAGAAGTTCTGGTACGATTTTTGAAATTGCAAGATAAAGCGCCATTGCTACTATGACGGGTCTGAGCGTTTCCTGATCTAACATTTTTTTATAATAAAGAAACATTTATTTTTGGTCTAGTTCCTAACACTTGATTATCTATTCTATGTTTTTTACAATATTCTCCACATACGGCTTTGAATGAACACTTTTTTCCCGATAGCGTGAAAGCTTTACATACGCTCCGGTTTTCGGAAACGTCTCGTTTAGGTACAGAATCAATAACCTGAATTGGTCTTGTTTTTTGACATTCAAGTTTTTTCTTCCGCATTTTATCAAGAATACGTGCCATTTCTTCTGGTGTTTTTTTATTTGTTTTTAAAGTTTTAGATACACGTAAACAATCATCGTAATTTTGAATATTTGATTGATGTTTTTTAATGAGTACATTTTTCGTATCACTAAAATTTGTTTGTGTAACGGTAGGTAAAAAGTATTGCGACATTTTTAATTTACATTTTACTGTAAAATAAAATAACTTAGGTTAATAAAGAATGTGGTTCTTTGTAAAACTCAGAAGAACTTACAGTTTTACTCTCGGTGAGTAGACATGTATATCAAATTTGTAATTGTTTTAATTGACATGGTATGAAAATCACTCAACATGTATTCTGGATTACATGCTAATTCTAATATACGTTCATTATCATCTGGTCTTACAGGTGTTTCAAAATTTCGGATATAATCAGCAGCTATATAAATTATAGCATCGATATATTCTTCTATAGCCATTTCTAACCACGAATTTTTAGGTGTTCCCCATGTAACTGTATCCATATCAACACGGACACCGTGACCATATTTTGTTTTTCCCAATTCGAATCTTTTTAAAATAAATTCTCGCATATTATACTTATGTATCAAAACTTTTAACTATATTGTTCAATTGTTATTAAATTCAGTACAGTATAAGTTGAATAATAAATTATATATACGTCCGATACTACATATATCGCCATAATCAAACATATAATTAAATATACGGTATGAAAGTATACATATTTCATATCTTCTTTTGAAATACCATATAAACACAACATCGAAAGTATAAGATTTATAATGTTCAATATGTTATATAATATGAGTGTAAATAAACAATTCACAAAAAATGTAGTAACGTGAATAATCTTAGTAAAAAGTATATCAGTTCTTTCGTAAACAGACTCGGGCTCGGGCTCGGGCTCTTCTCGAATAGGTGGTTGCATTTCTAAATTTACACCAATGGCTGGAACGCCGTCGGGTTGTTGTACATGATTATAATACATAAAAGATAAAGACCAGTATTTTTTATGTATCTTAAATGGTCAAAAGAATGTTATTTGTGTGAATGTCCCCTAGAACCATGTATACACACAAATACCACGGAAGAACGTATTCTTATACGTAAATATAGAAAAATACGCCCCATTTTTACTGTCAATAATGATATGTACCTAAAATTTTTTGGTACGGAGGTAAAACGTGTATGTTATGCATGTTATATAAATTCGTATAAAGTGGGAATTACCACGTTACGTGACCGCGAGTGTGGTCGCATAAAAAATATTCATCCCGCACCCAAGTCAAAAACAAAATATGAATTAATATATTGGTTCGAAGGACTAAAAAGATACTTAAGTAAAAGGTGCAATATAACATAAATGGGTGAAAGTATTCAAAAACTCACACACGTGGAGCATATTTTAAAGCGTCCAGATTCGTATGTTGGACCAGTTTCACGTGTAGCCG